TGGTTATTCAAGGAAATTATCACATGAACAGAAAGAAAAGATACGCTGAACCACTTAGGTCAGGAACAACGAGATTCGAGCAAGCTGAAGACTCAGATCTTGTTTATACTGTGAATTGGGCTCCTTGTGTGAGTGACATTCTGACCTCCACGTGGACTGTTGTCGATGGTGATTTGACGCTATCATCTGAGTCGATTGATACAACTAACATACGAACGTCTGTTTCTGTTACAGGTTCTCCCGGCGAAAGTATTCTTACTAACACAATCACAACGACAAGCGACGGGACAGATAAACACAAATTGCTGATCAAGATTGAAGATGATGATGTTCCGTATGTCAGTGATGATTACGGATATGGGTGTTAATTATGTCAGGGCCAGGAAAAAAGAATAATATCAAAATTAGATACCGGGCAATGTTGCTTGATTACCTAGGTGATCCCGAAAAAGATTTTCCTTTGAGAAAAGATTACATAAAAATCATGAAAGTGTCTCATAACAAGACGCTTTACAAACATTTTACCCCGGATGAAATCACCGATCTTGAAAATGAAGCAGTGGAACTCAGGAAAAGACGTGCATCAAGACAGCGATCAATTGTGCTTGAAGCTCTGTACAACAAGGCCAAAGGTTATAAAGCTAAGGTAAAAAAACCCGTCAAACTAATAGATGGATCATGGGAGCAAGCTGAACTCGAACAAGAATTTCAGCCATGCCACAAGTCAGCCAAGGAATTCCTTGACCGAACTGAAGGTAAAGTTGTTGAAAAGAAAGAGATTTCAGGACCTGGTGGTAAAGAGCTTGTGCCTATTCTGAATGTTACGTATACTCGGGAGGATGACTGATGGACGATGTATCATGGATAGCGTTGTTAACTATGATTGTAAGCTTAGTGTTAGTGACTGTTGTCAGTAAATATTTCTCCAAAAGAAAATCAAATAAATTTGAAATTGACAGAATAACACTTTGGGCAATCCTTTGTGCCTTTAGGCAAAGAGAATACAACCGTTTAAATAGTTTACCTTTTACTGCTCTGAAGTTCACTTTGAAGCTTAAATAATGTCACCAAAACTACCAGAGATTAATCTAAAGCTGCACAGGAAGCAGACTATTGCTATCGATAGCCCGGCAACAGAGATTATGTATGGTGGTGCCGCTGGTGGTGGCAAATCTCACTTAATGCGTGCAGCTTTCATAATTTGGTGTTCCAGCATTCCCGGTTTACAAGTATACCTTTTCAGACGTGTTTCAAAAGATCTAATGTCGAATCACATGGAAGGCCCAAATGGTTTCAGAAACCTACTGTCGTCGTGGTGCCTGAATGGGTTCTGTCGCATTGTTGAAAATGAGATCAGGTTTTGGAATGGGTCAAAGATCTTCCTTTGCCACTGCCAACACGAAAAAAATATGTATGATTATGACGGCGTTGAGATACATGTTCTCTGCATTGATGAACTGACACATTTCACCGAAAGAATATATCGATTTCTTCGTGGTCGTGTTCGTGCCGTCGGTCTTGGTGAGCTCCCAAAAGAATACCAAGGAAAATTTCCACGGATAATGTGTGGCACGAATCCCGGTAACATTGGTCACCTGTGGGTAAAAAAGACTTTTGTTGACAACTGTGAACCTCTTGAGATAAGAGAAATGTCAGCAGAAGAGGGAGGAATGTTGCGACAATATATTCCTGCACTTTTAGAAGACAATCCGAGCATGCTGAAAGATGATCCGACCTATGAGGCGAAGTTACAGGGTCTCGGTTCGGATGCTTTGGTGAAGTCAAAACGATATGGAATATGGGACATTGTTGAAGGTGCTTATTTCGATTGTTGGGAGAAAGATAAACATGTCATCAGACCTTTCACAATTCCTAAACATTGGACAAGATTTCGATCATTTGACTGGGGTAGTGCAAAACCGTTTTCAGTTGGATGGTACGCTATAAGTGATGGGTATTTGACACCGGATTTGACATTTTATCCAGTTGGAGCTATTATCAAGTACAAAGAATGGTACGGGTGTGAGGAAGGCAAGACAGACAAAGGTTTAAAGATGACTGTTGAAGCAGTGGCAAAAGGGATAATTGAGAGAGACAATGGTGATACTATCCAGTATTCTGTTGCTGATCCTGCTATTTTTGCAGAAGATGGTGGCCCGAGCATGTCAACTCGTTTTGCACTCAACGGTGTATATTTTAGTCGTGCTGATAACTCCAGGATACCTGGATGGGATCAGATGAGACAGAGACTCAAAGGTGATGGTGATGGTAGACCAATGCTTTATTTCTTCAGTAATTGTCACGATTCAATCCGCACAATCCCAGCACTGCAACATGATGAGAAAAAACCGGAAGACCTTGACACCAACATGGAAGATCATGCAGCAGATGAATGTCGATATGGTTGTATGAGTCATCCATGGGTCACAACTGAGAAAAAACCTGAAGAAGTTGATCGTTACTCAGAATACAATGAAGTTCATGAGGATGAAGAATGGCGAACGATTTAGAAAAATCAAGAGAAATGAATCTTGAGGATGAACTGAATAAACTTGTTGGATACGTTGATGAATATCTTGATGCAACAACTGATTCTCGTGAACTCTCACAAAAATGTCGTGACTACTATGATGGTTACCAATGGACTCAGGCAGAAAGAGACAAGTTGCGTGCAAGAAAGCAACCTTGTATCACCAACAACCGAATTAAACCTAAAGTTCAGTTTCTCCGTGGAATGGAAATGAAGACCAGAACTGACCCGAAAGCATATCCCCGAAACCCTGATGACGATGAGAGCGCAGAAGCATCAACTGACGCGCTCAGATACGTCAATGATCGCAACAGATCAACACAGAAACATTCACAAGGTTTTTTTCATTATATTGTTGAAGGTACTCAGGCTCATGAGGTCATTGTTGAGCATGTCAAGGATAAGTTTGAGATCGTCCACAACGTGATTGATTGGGATCGAATATGGTATGATCCGCACTCAAGAGAACTTGATTTTTCTGATAACCGATATCACGGGACGTTGCAATGGATGGATTGTGACCAGGGCCGTGAAGACTACCCGGATGCACCGGAAGAGGTTTGGGTGATCGATGACGGCGGGACTGAAGAAACCCACAAGGACAGACCTGAGTTCTTCACGGATAAAAAGCGAAAAAGAGTTAGAGTATTCTTTGCTTACTATTTGAAGAATATGATATGGCACTACGCAGTGTTCACTAAAGGCGGTTTCATTCGTAAACCGGCCCCATCACCATACATTGACGATTATACCGGTAAACCTGAATCACAATTCATATTCCAATCTGCTTTCTCTGACATTGATGGGAACCGTTATGGTGAAGTTGCAAGCTTTCTTGATCTTCAGGATGAAATCAACAAGCGTCGATCAAAACTGTTACATTTGATGTCAGTCAGACAGACATTTGCTAACAAAGGTGCTTCTGGTAAGAAGGCACAGGAAATCAAAAATGAACTCGCAAAACCAGACGGACACGCTGAATTTGTCTCTGGTGAGTTCGGTAAAGATTTTGGTATAATTCCGACAAATGACATGGCTCGATCACAAGCTGAGTTGCTGGAAGAAGCTAAACGGGAAATGGATTCGCAAAGCGTCAATGCTGCACTCTCCGGTGCTGATCCGAGACAATTGTCAGGTCGTGCAGTCCAGTCATTACAACAGGGCGGTTCAGTTGAAATCGGCCCACTATTCGACGGCAACAACTACTGTAAAACCAGGGTCAACATTGCTGTGTTCAACCGGATCAAGCAGTTCTGGAAACAACCGCGATGGGTGAGGGTGACTGATTCTGAAGAGAAATTGAAGTTTACCGGATTGAACATCCCGATAACACTTGAGGAAAAACTTACTGAAGAGTTCGGAGGTATCCCACCAGAACTACAAGGTGACCCAAGGTTGCAAATGCCGGTTGGTGTCAGAAACCCGGTCAACAAACTTGACGTTGATGTGATCATTGAAGAAGGGCCTGATACAATCACATTGCAGCAAGAACAGTTTGACGTGTTATCACGACTGTATGAAGCGAACCCAAACGCTGTGCCGTTTGATCTTGTCATTGAGGCAAGTCAACTTAGAAACAAAGATAAGTTGCTTGAAAGGTTAAAAGGTGGTACAGAAGAACAACAGCAAGCATTGGCCATGATGCAACAGAAGGAACAGCAGGAGCAACAGGAGATCATGAAAGCTGCTGCACTTGCTGAGATTGAAAAAGATAAGGCCAGCGCAGCCAAGGATATAAGCACAGCTAAAAAGAATATGGCTGATGCTGAGAAAACAGAAGCTGAGACGGAACAGCTTGACATTGAGACGGCTGCAAATGTTCAGCAGATTACACAACCAGGAGGAGGGATGTTTGAATGAGAAGTGATGTCATTTTAACTATGAGTCGTGAAAATAAACCAAATTATAACATTATAAAAGATCATATTTACGAGAATTATGATACTTTTTTACAAGAGTCACCATTCACCAGTGATGAGACTCTTGTTTTCATAGGTGTGATTGATAACCTTAGCTGGGAAACGTTGTATTCGTTTTTACGTGAAATCAATTGGAATCACCCGGATGAAGTGCAATTGATGATTAAGGAAAATGGATTGGATGATTATTTTCAGTCATACAGGGTGTTGTCATGATGAACAAAGGCCAACAATGGTGCACCGATACCAGGAGCAACAACATTATTTTGATAACACTTTGTTCCACAGGTGATTTGTCAAATCCTCGTTGGGATGTTTATGGTCATAGAGGGGTAAGTTACAATGATTCATTAGGATCGTTTGATAATAGAATTGATGCTTTATTATACTGCCACACATTCAATGTTCCGGTTTTCGAAGGGTCAGCAGACAAAACAGTGATACAAGAATTTTTGGCAAGTGATTTACATAAACAAGATGGTTACAGGAACGGTGCATGAATCATAACATATTACCGAAACAATACGACCAATACGAGTGGATAGCCAAGCAATTCGGCAAAGTTAAAGGAGTTGAGGCTGTCCTGATGAATGTTAATGCCGATGGTGTAGACCTTGTTGCCACTAATCTCAAAACAGGTAAGCAGAGTAAAGTTTACAATTTTCCATTGAGACGGTTGTTTTTCGTCGATTACACCACGTCCAGTGACACACCGCATCCGTATGATGTGATGGAACTTGACGACCCTCGGGCAATGGTGAAACTGGCTGAAGTTAAAATGTATCATTTTTTTAAGGAGTAGAATATGTTATCAGGTCTTGGTGCACTTTTAGGAGTCAGTCAACATACTCTAAGAATGGAGCAAGAAAAATATTTTAATCGAATGAAAAAACAAGCAATGAACGAATTCAGGAATACAACTTTTGATAATGGTGATATCATTGACGCTGAATTTAAAATTGTTGATATTAAACAAACAACGTTTGAAAAAGGAGTAGGATAGATGGGTGAACAAAAAGCGTCCTTGGTGTTTTTCGTGGTGGTCGCGTTCATATCTTTATGTATGGTCATCATGTCATCATGTATCACAACAAACTCAAAAATTACAGTGACTGATCCGAATGGTAACTGTGTGACGTTTACTGAGGATCAGATTGACATCAACCTTAAACAACTTGAAAAGGACGGTTACACAGTTGATATTGAGTCGACTGTTGAACTGGATGAGGAGTAAGAATTGAAAAAGTACATTGGTGTAAAAACGATTAAAGCACTTTCCATGAACCGGGGTGACTATAACAAGTATCGCGGGTGGAAAATACCG